TTTTGTTTCAATATACATTAATTGACCATTCTTTTTTGTGAATATAAAATCAGGAGTATATTTTGCTTTACGTTCAGGCACTATGTAATTAAGTGTTTCTGTTTCGTAATTTAACGGATAATCCGCAGTTTTTATTTGTTCTGCAACTGTATGTTCTAGTCCAGATTTATAACCGTATTTTAATGCTGCAGCACGTTTTGAATTGCCGGAGCTGTGAAAATGATTTTTTGCCATAACATGTTTTTTTAAAATTTTATCACCAATCAACCATAACCATTTTACCATTCCACATCATGATGTTATCTGATTTAAAATCTAAATCTAAATCAAATTCCGGAATATTTAATTTTTCTACATCGACTTGTAATGCTTCAATAAAATTTAAAATTGATGAATCAAATTGGGTTATATCTACATTATCAATAAAATCAAATAAAGAAACTTCACCTCCCTGATCATATGCATATTCTTTAAACTTGTCGACTACTCGATCAATTTTACGTTTTACCGCTGGAATCAAGTTTTCAGCATTAGCCATTATAAATGCATCTTTATAATTGGTATCTAATCCTTGTAAATCTCCGACATAATAAACTGGAATAAAAGTTGAATACTCAGCTATTTTATTTGCAATTTGTCGAGCAACTTCTATTTCATCTTTACTTGTTGTTATTTTAAAAACTTTATCTTCACCATTAATTTGATAAACACGTCCATTATCACCAGCGCCTATATATCTAAAGTTACCTAGTTGAATTTTATTTGTAATAGATTTAAATTCTGCATCAGTCATTTCAAAAAGAAGTTGTTTTAATTTTATCATTATTAACCTTTTAAAATTCCTTGACCGGTATTTAATGTTACATTTAAATCTAAATCTAAACGCATTAAAAAATTTAAATCTACATCATTTCTTTTGCGAATAGGCTGTGCTAATTTGCCTATTGCTAATAATTGTCCTGCATCATTATACAATCCAATTGTAGTAATATATGGTGCAAAGTTACTGCTTGATACAAAACTTTGATATGTTTCATTATCATCATTAGTTAATGTGATATTTGTCGACATATTACATTCAGTTGCTTTAATTTGTACCAACGCATTTAGTTCATGAATTGTTTTTGTACTACGATATGATGCTGTATATGGTGTATTCAATAAATTTTGAAAACGATAATCTGCTGATGAAAATACAATGAGGCCTTGTTTACTAAATACATTGCCTACATGATTTGTTTGTAAAACAGTGCCGCCTTCACTACGGTCTGATAAAGCACTTATCTGCGATGTTGTAAGCGACTTATTAAAGATTCTAACTTCATCAATTAAACCTTGTACGTTTGAACTATTAGCGCCATAACCACCTATTTTTAGGTTATCTAAATTATTAATTAGAGCTGAGGCTGTAAGTGGACTATTTGGAGGTTGTAAAAATAAAGATGATGCACTTGAATGCAAAGTTCCATCAATATACATTTGTAATGAACTTCCAGATTTTTGACAAACTACATGTTTCCATGAACTAGATACCGATGTTGTTGACGTAATTTGAGTTTTCAATGTGTTACTACCAGCAGCTGAAAATATCAATTGATTGCTACCACTTAATTCAATTTTAAATGGATATGTTGGGCTAATTGAACTAGATACTTTTGCTATAATTAATTGATTGTTACTACCAGTATTAGATCCACTAATAAAAAATGAAATTGCATAATTGTTATCGCGATCATAATTTCCATTAATTTTAGATTCGATGTATCCTGCACCATTAAATTTAGCAGCAAACCCTAAAGAACGTTGTTGTCCCGTTGTAGTAGGAATTCCTGGTACATATGTAACATTTGCTGAATCATATGTAATTCTAGATTCATCAAAATATTCATTGAACCCTTCATAAAATTTAACTTGATCTACTATTGATGCTGTAACATACGATGTATCATAAATATTTCCATATCGATCACTTGCAAACGAGCCTGATACAGACGACGTAAATGAAAATGATATTGGTTTAATTCCTTCACCAATTTTATATTGCGGTATCGACAGTATTGATGCTGATTGATATAAATATTTTTTTGTTTGTGTTAGATTAGTTGGTCCAAATGTTAATGCTGGCTGATTTTTATATTTATAAAATAAATGATTGATTGAAAAATATGTTACGGTTTGTAAACTACCATCAATATTTGCAGCATCATTTATTGTTAACGTTGTATCTAATAACGGCAATACGGTTGTATAAACAGCGTTTAATGGTAATGCACTACTAGTAGCGCTACCTGATAATATAGTCCATGATTTATTAACTGGAAATGTATTTGTATTTACATTGGAAGCATCTATATTTCTAAACACAGAAGGATATAAGCCGTCGTATGTAAAATATGAATCAGTACTTAATTTTGTTTGTGCCATATTAGTTTAAACCCTACTACATTTAATATAAATATAGCAGGGTTTAATTCAATGTTATTTTAAAAATCTAATTTAACTCGTATAAGAGCTTCGCGTTGGAAAGATTTAAGTAATGGTTTACTTAATTTAGCTACAGCCAATAGTTGTTGATTGTTATTATACATACCTACCGTAGTAATATATGTTTTAGGATCACCAATAAATGTTGATTGCGCAAGTTGTCCAACACTACCGGTAGTGTAAGATGGATTATTTGAAAAATTATATTCTGCATTCTTAATTCTTACAAAATAATGTGTACTAGTAATTTTTTCAGAATTACGTGCAACAAAACCATATGGGTCACTAGTAACAGGATTTGTAAAAAATGCAGATCCTGATATCGAATGATGTAATACAAAATGATTATTACCTTCAACACTAGAACTAGTTACTGTTGCAAATCCTAATTTTTGATCTAACATTTTACCGTCTAATATCAAAGTACCATAAGTTGGATATGCTAATCCATAATAAACAGGTGTTGCTGGTGTATAAACACCAGAATTAATAGATCCAGAAACAATGTTATAAATTTTACCTGAATCGCCAATTGTTGCATTAGAAATTGATGAGTCATCAATCAATGTAATAATACCACTACCAGTAACCACGGAGCCAGTTGCATTAGTTGCCCTAGATGTAATTCCAATCAATGGAATTTCAAAATTACCTGCATCTAAACGTTCTTTTAATCGATTGCGTTTAAAATTAACAATATATATCGAATCTGTACTACCTGATCCAGCTGTTGTAAATCTAGTATCCAATGGGGCTAACAAAAGTTGTCTGTATTGCGAATATATTGCTTTACTAGGAGAATCATTTAATTGTCCTTGAGAATCAGATCCACTACCCAAAGCATGGCCATATGCTAACGAATATTGTATTGCAGCACCGTCGGCAGCAGGATTTGACTGATATACATCAATATAATATCTTCGTTGTGATGTTGTAAGATTTGATGCTGTAAAATAAGTTGTTAAACTTGCTAAATTATCACTCCATAATCCTGCTGTTACTGTTTCTGTTTGATTGCGAACAACATCATTAACTAAATCAAATTTTGTAAATGTACGACCATTACGAAATATATTTTGTGCTGCTGCAGCTTCTGCAACTATTCCATTTGCTAATCGTTGAGCTAATGCAAGTACTTCAGCTGAAATCCGTTGTTCCTGAGGCACAGCGCCTTGTCTACTTTGTTGTTTTAAATATTCAATATTTTTCATATATTTTTTCTTTTATTTCTTAGTTTGTATTTAAACTAAATTAAGCAACAACTTTTTTAACAGTTAATTGTATAGTTACACTTCCACCTGTTTCATTACCTATGATAGTTATTGTTGCGGTCTTATCTTCTAACACAGCTGGCTTTGCAATAATTTTAAATTCAAATCCTGCGACTGCAACACTTTGTGCATCTTCATTATCTCCAATAGCAATTGCAGCAGTTGGAGCAATATTAGGATTTTGTAATGCACGACTAACTTGTATAGTAGCAACTGTACTATCAGATAATATTGCAGTATAACCTAAAAGTTGATTACCATTTGATAAATTTGAAGTATTTGGTACTATAATAGATGAATTACCAGCAGCAGCTAAAATAATAGATGAATTACCAACATTAATTACTGGAATATATGTTGTATTTTTTGGTAATGTAATAAGTTTATATTTTAATGCCTGAGTTTCATCCGGTATTGCTTCAGTAATTGGCATATTTTCAATAATTGTACCATAATATGAAGTTCCTAATGGATGATCGGTATTCCATAATGAATAATCTATTTCATCATCACCTAATGCAAATTGCGTTATATTAAATGCTGTACTTCCTTGTGCTAATAATTGCCGTCCTTTTAATGTTAAAATTGCGTCGACAGTAACGCTTGAATTATCTAAATATCCCATATTATTTTACCTTTTTTAATAAATATCATAGTTTCAAAAAATGCGTGTTATCTTAAAACTAAACTTCCCTGATTGCCATTAGATTGATATATTAATTGATTTGGATTAGAAGTAGACCACTCAACAACTGGTTTTCCATCGACAGTCTGTGTTGAATTTACATTAAATGCTGGACTTGTTAATTTAGAACCATTATATCTTTGATTATTGACACCTATAGGTAAATAATCTTGTATTTGTACTAAACTTCCGGTGAATATTTTTCTTTTTGTTAAGAACGCATATGAACTACTAGCATATGAACTACTACCATAAATTCCTATGGCATATGAACTAGTTACATATATAGTATCAGTACTTAATTTAAATTCTGAATATGTACTTGTTATAATAGCTGGTAGTATTGCTTCTGATTGCCAATATGCAGATTTTGCTGATATATATGAACTTCCGGAATATATCAAATAATTATATGCATATGTTGTACTTTCATATTTTTTAGCATTTGACGCTGTAAGATATGCAATTAATTGATTATCACTATCTGACGAAATTGTAGTTATTGCTGCAGTACTCCCCTCAAGTTGTAAATATTCAGAACTAGCACTAATTGTTGTTTGAGTAATTAATGCATCATATGAATCATTAAATTTTGCTACTTTAGGTAATATTGTATCTGTACTACGTTCTAATAAGTTTGGTTGTATTAAAACACCCGTTATTTTATTTACTCGTGCAGGTAATAATTGGTCTAATTGATTGAAAAACGATAAATCAAACAATGTAAATATTTTGATATATGCATTAATGTCATTTTTTTCAAGATATTTTTTCCAATATAAATTTGCGGTTTGTATTAGGTTAGGATATGATTTAGGATTTGTATTAGTAGTATCGCCAATTAAATCATCTAATATAGTATATCCATAATGAGAAATGATATCTTCATTAATCATTGTCTGTGGTGAAAAATAAATACCTAATTTATTATTGTCTAATGGAGCTTTGTCAAATTCACTGCGTTCTGCTCTAGTTTTAATATCCAATTGACCAGTTAAACTATTATCTTCTAAACGAATTTTATTATCTGCAGATGTTTGACTACCTAATGAAATTGCATCATAATAATATGTTTCTTCAATTGAATCATATGGGGTCGATGTAGACCAACCAGAAAATAATGCAGATATATTAGACGCCTTAGGTTCAACTCCGTTTAAACTACTAGTTAATGTGTGATTAATTTTTTGTGTTAATGGCAATCTAAATATTAATTCGTTGTATGGATCTGAATTTGCATTGTATGCTGCCGGTGCTTTAACGTGATTATTAAATGCAATATCTAATAAACTTGAAGTCCAAAATCGTAATTCTTGTAATTGCCCTTTTAATCTGCTAGCTCCTGCCGACGTACCACCTAAAGTTAATGATGACGATGCGTTAAATGATGCTGTCGCTGACGCTGAAACAGCCGCTACAATTTTACCATATTTAGATTTCTTAGTAATTAAATCTAATTTATTGCCATTTGTGCGTAACATGGTAGTTAACCAACCACCATCAAACAATTCAATATTTGCAGACCCAGTACCATTAATTTTCATAGTACCTTTAGTGCCACTAGTATAATCCAATGTTACAACATTTGAACCTATAGTAAATAAATTCATTGTACTAGGCATTGTTGGATTGGTAATAACATTATCCGTACGGAAACGTAATTCGACGGTATTAATTGATTGCGTAAAATTAACTTGTACAGTACCAGCAGTATTGCCAATTAAATCTAATGAATAATCAAAATTTAATTTTTCATAAATAGGAGCTTTATTTAAACTAGGACCGCCATACTCATTAATTGAAATTATTGATTGTGGAATTCCATAACAAGATAATAATGCTTGGACACTTCTTTTTGTTCCTTTTGATTTTAAAAGTAACGGTAAATTATTTACAATTCGTCGCCAAATGGAATATGTTAATTCACGACCTGGTACTGATGGTTCGCCTACTGAATTAGATCCTGTTAATGGAACACCTGCTTCGTTTGTTCCTTTTATATATTGCCATAATTCATGATTCTGAGAACCGTTTGTTAAGTTCCATCCAAATTGTTTTGCTACAGAATATAATAATTCATTCGGCATACCTAATTTAGGATTTTCTTCTCGCTTATTAATTGATGTCATATGATTAATATACGTATAAAGTATATCATAATGATGACCTAGCATATTAACAAACGATATCATTTCAGAATTATCATCAGTAATTCTTAAATTTTGTGGTATTGCTCTAAATAATGAATTGTTATTATATAAATCATATTGTTGTGCATATTCATATGTAGTATTAAACCAATTTGTAAAAATACTACTAGTAGTTGAATATGCTATATATGGATATGTTGTATTAGTTTTAGGTATTGGCTGAATATAACTTCCAGTAATACGTGCTACATTTGGTGATTCGTGTGGAATATCAAAAGTTGATACCATTGACTCTGATTGATAATATAAAAATTGCTCAAATCCATCAAATCCACCTATTAATCTGTTTGTTTGTAAAACATAATCTGCAGCATTTGTTGTAGCTGTATTTCCAGATAATAACGAAAATGAACTGCTTTGCTGTTGATAATGTTCGAGCAATGAAAGTTTATACTTAAAATTCTCTAAACGTTCTGTTGCTAAACTATAATATATAAAATTATTAAAATCAGAATAATTAATATTTAAATTGATGCCACCTAAACTTCCAGAAAAATATGAATCTACAATTTGTTGTGATGTAGCTACAGACGATCCTAATAAATCCGTCCAGGTTTTAAATCCGGTTTCGGTAGATGTATCATATGAATAATTTGCTTGCCAATTTGGACTGGATAATATGTTTGGAAGATTTTCAAGTATATTTGCATAAATTGTAATGTTATCAACATATGGTTGTTTTTCTTCTTTTACAATCCAACATTTGAATTTTTCTTCAATGTTGTCTGGTACTGGATCATATAACTTTAAATAAACATATTCACCGATTACTACTTTATTAAGTATTAATGATGTTTGATTTCTACTAAAATTTAATAAATATGATTCATTGTATTGTGCATTTTTATCTATTCCCTGAATTTGACTAAACGCAGCTAGTTGATTTGCATGTACATTA